TAGTAGCGGTACATTTACTAATACCTCATCAGAAACAAGAACATATATCGTTGAAGCTACCATAACATTTGCTTCAAATTCAACCGGTACTAGAGCCGCTTATATAGGTTTGAATACAGCATCAGGCTCACCATCCATAGCAAACAGATATGCTGAGACTTTAATTCAAGCAGTAAGCTCAGACGCTACTGGTTTAAACATTTGTGGAAGTATCCAGTTAGCAGCTAATGAATATTTTAAAATTTATGCTTGGCAAACAAGCGGTGGTAATTTAAATATTAGTAGCGGGGTTGGTTTTGACGGATGTCAAATAACAATTCAAGAAACCGCTGGTTCGGGAACATCAGGAACAGCAGGATCTTCTGGTACTTCTGGAGCTTCTGCAGTTGCTAGTTATATGAGAGGATCTAGATCGACTGCACAGACAACAGGTTTAACTGCAAACAGTTTAGTTGTTTTCACACAATCAGATAATTCAGCAAGCTCTGATATTTCTCTTAATACGAGTACAGGTCAAATAACACTTGCAGCTGGTAAAACATATAGATTAATGGCTCAGGTTCCTAATTTTACCTCAGCTAATGCAGGTTCAAGACCATCATTTTGTTGGTATAATGAAACATCCTCCGCGTATTTTGGAAGTCAATCATCAGCATATCAGCCATCTGATGCAGCTGGATATGGTTCTTTTGGTGGCTTATCTGAGGCATTAATAACAACTACGCAGAGTACTATTGTTTCTTTTAGAATATTGGGCGTTGGTTCTGCTATTAATGGATTAGGGGGTAATATAGATTTTAGTACTACCGGATCATACCCCTGGTTTGATATAGAGGTTATATCTGGATATTCACCAGTAGCAAACGGAACATCAGGGACATCTGGTACAGGAGCAGCAGGAACATCGGGAACGTCAGGTACAGGAGTAGCAGGAACTTCGGGATCTAGCGGAACCTCCGGAACTAGGGGATCTTCCGGTACATCAGGAACTACGGGATCATCCGGATCATCCGGATCTAGCGGATCGGCAGGAACATCCGGCCAATCTGGGGGATATCTTAACATAACTTCGTTGCTAGATAATGTTCCAGCAACAACAAGATCTGGATCCACTATAGTTACAGAATGGACCACATCATACACATCAGTTGAGGGAAGTACCCTTATGTTCAATCTTAGTTTCTCCGCTTATATTCCTTCATCCACAGGATCGAGGCAATTCGATTTAGTTATAGATGGTGTGACCGCTGCATCAATGACCTATTTCTTTAACTCTGTCAATATCCATCTTACTATACCTTGTTCTTTCAATGTTGAAAATCTAGCAGCTGGAGCGCATACAATCCAAATTAGAATTCCTGCGACGACTGTTGTTGATACGCAAGACTATGCACATTTAACAGTTATAGAGACTTTAGGAAACAATAACGGAACTTCTGGTACAGCAGGATCTGCAGGTACCTCAGGAACATCTAATGGCGTTATTCCACCATGGACAAGCGCGGGTGCTGTTACTATAGGGGGAACAACAACGGCTCCAACAAAGGGAACAAGGACCAAAGATAATATTAGTTATCGACAAATAGGTGCAAAAGAATGGGAAGTGGTTATGACATATTTCCAAACATCCAACACAGGAGCAGCAAACGGATCGGGCGATTACTTGTTTACCTTACCTAATAGTTTATCTTTTGATATGACATTACCGTCACAGACACAATATCAAGCAAATATTAACACTAGTAGTTGGTATAATGCAACATATGTAATACCATCAGGTTGTGGGATGATTAGTAATGGTTCAACCGGTGGAAAAGTGTTTCCTGTGGTTTATAATTCTACACAATTTAGAATTTTGACTATCAATGACACTGCATGGGTAAAATGGGCAGGAAGTGGACATTTCCAATTATTGGATAATTTATATGTCACCATACAACTAACATTTAGATTCACATCGGCATAGATTTAATCGAATCCCTTCAAATTTTTGATATATAATAGATATGCTGAGTTTAAACACTAAAAGCTTAAAAAATGGTTTTAGATCATAGATATATACAATAAAAATAAATCCCTCAAAATGGATAGAATTAATTTCGACGATAATCTGTCACAGATAAAAATGGAAAAGGCTAAGGCTGCTGCTGCTCTTTTAAACGAGAGCTGGGGTGGTAATGGTGGTTTTACTCCAGGCGCTGCTGGCTCATATACAGACGGTTTACAACAAGAGATAGCTAACATGTCTACAGAAGACAGAAAGCTGGCTAAACCTTCTTTTTCTGTTGGTGTATTAGAAACAGCAATGGCTTTAAACAACACATCATTCATTGAATTACCAGAAGCTAAGGTATTGATTGAGAAATACATCAATCATGCAGCTATTAAAGGTATTTCTGAAGCTTACCTAATTGAATCAATGATTTCAGAATTAGAGACATTTTCTTGGGAAAAGAATGCAAAATCTGCATTAGACAATCTTAAGAAAACTTTCGAAAGCAACAGAAGAGAAATTGAGGTAGCAAAAGCAATCGAAGAGATTAACAGATCAGCAGGTAGAGATTTATTTTCTGCTATTGTTGAATCAATGAGAAATTGGTTATCTTCAGATCAAAGAATATCTGAGAGCCTTTTAAAAGATCTTAAGAAATGGGGATTCAACCCAACTGTTAGAAATTTAGTTGAAAATATATCTCATTTAGAGAGCACTTCATCGAGCAGATTCAGCATTAAAGTTGCTTCTGATACTTGCAGTGTTAATCCTATTATTGCTCCAAGTTTAGTTACTGAAAGTTCTTCAGTGTTCGTAACATCTGATAGATTCTTCAGAGCTACAGAAGAAGGAGTATCTGTTATGGAAAGAGCAGAAGCTTCAAAACTTCCTGGCAAATTCTTAAATGCTGTTTTAGCACTTTCTAATCCTAGCGTTAAAATCAACGAAAGCGGTTTAGATCTTTATATTGGTAACAATAAATTATCAGTTGTTTTTGAAAGCGAAACTGATACTAAAAATATCTTCTTTAATGGTAAAAGAGTAGCAGAAGACAAATTAGGATTTACGTTATCTTTTGAATTAAGAAATGGATTCCAAGGATCTGCTAATGCCGTTGAGAATGCAGTACAGGTAGTAGAAGCTGCTAACTATCTTTCAGAAATTGATTTTGGTAAGAAAATATCTTCTAAAATCTATGAAGGAGTAGAAGCTAACGTATTTAAATTTGGCGAGAAAGTTTACGTTCATAAAGTAAACCCTGCTATGAGAAAGAATGAACTTTTAGAAGGAAATGGTAATCAAGCAGTTAATATAGTAAAAGAATTCTTAGGATTTGATCTTTCAGAATCTATGACAGAAGTTTTAGAGAAAGAAGAAAGAATCTTAGCTATCATGAAAAATGATAAAGAATCTATCAAAAAGAATTTGTCTATCGTAGAGAGCGAAATGAATAAGATTGCTAAAGCAATTGAAGCAAATCCATCTTTACAAAATTCTGACGAAATCAAAGAAGCTCAAGTAATGCTTAGCAACGAATCTACAGCATTAAAATCCAAATGGAATCAAATCTCTGTTGAAATTGAAAGATTTGAAAAAGGAGCTAAGAAGGTATCTAAAATCACAGAAAGTGAAGGATATGGTATTAACACAGATGTTAAGATCAACAGAAACGGCGAAAAAGGTAAAGTTGTAGGAGTAAATGGTAATTCTAAAACATACACAGTTATGTTTGAAAATGGAAGAACTGGAGAATTTTTCTTTAATGATGTAACTGATATCTCTGATGAAATCAATAACATCGAATTAAAACCAGTTAACGATTTACAAGAAGATGAGGATACAAACGAATCAATGGATGCTAATCTAGCAACTGCACCAGAAGCAACAGCTGCTGGGGATGGTAAATTCATTCAAGACACTAAAAAACATAATTTAGCAGTGGCACCAGGAAGTAAATCTGGTGGATCTCCAAAAGATATAGAAGATTTAAAAGATCATAATTTAGCAAATGCAGATGTTAAAGGTGGCAAAAAATTGAAAGCAGATCCAAAAGGAACTTCAGGTAAGCACGAATTAGCAACAGCACCAGAGCACACAGCAAAAACTGGTAAGAAATTTGTACAAAAAGAAAAGAATGCTAATTTAGCAGACGCACCTCATAGTACAGCTGCTGGATCTAAGATGGATGTAGAGAATTTAAAAGATCATAATTTAGCAATCATTGAGTCCCAAAAGAATAATAACTACGCTAAAGCACCATCAGGTAAAAAAGAGAAAGTTAAAAAATTAGTTCTTGGTAAAAAAGGTACATTAGCTAAAGCACCAGGTAATAGTAAGTTAAATGGTAAAGGCGATCACGAGCCTCTTAACAGAGCAACTCTAGCTAAAGCACCAGCTACAAAAAAAAAGTAAACACGATTTCTGAGAATAGAGAAGAAGAGTTCGTTTCCGAAGGTATGGGAAGCGAACTCTCTTTTTTTGCAGATGATTTGACAAAGACCATAGGTAAATTAAAAGAATTAGAAACAACTAGCCATTCTAACAGTAAAATAGGATTGAAGACCATACAAGACGCTATTAAAAAGCTTGTGGCTTTAGAGGAAGATTTAACTAGACAAATGGAAACATTACAAGGTCATTTTTCCCAAGAAAATAACGAAGACTAAACCTAATGGAGTATGTTAAAAACAAAGACTTAAAAAGAGCATTATTAGAATCGAAAGACAAGGGAAGATTAACAGCAGAGACAGTTAAAATGTTTACTTTAATAGTAAATGGTCTTTCTAAAACAAAATCCTATAGGGATATTGAAGATAAAGAGGATTGCATAGCATTCGGAATGGAGGATTTAATTAAATATTGGGACAGATTTGACCCAGCTAAATCAGATAACCCGTTTGCATTCATTTCACAAATTGCTAAAAATGGCATGCAAAAAGGATGGAAAAAGATACACTCAACAAGATCAATAAAGACAATACCTTTTTCTAGACTTACAAAAGACGACAACCAAAATTATAATGTCTAAAACCAATATAAAGAATGTCAAACCTAATGGCAGATTTAAATCAGGAAAATTCGTACCCAGGAATCCTGAGAAGTATATTGGTGATATCCACAACATAATCTATAGATCATCTTGGGAGGGTAGATTTTGCATGTATTGCGACCAGAATCCAAACATAATAAAATGGGCTTCTGAGGCAGTTCAAATAGAATACTGGAATCCTATAGACAAAAAAACCCACACTTATCATCCAGACTATTACATCAAAGTTCAAAAAAAAGATGGATCAACGGAAGACTGGATTATTGAAATAAAGCCATCCGCTCAATACCAGCTTGACAAAAAGCCAGTTTTGAAAGAACCGATGACGGAAAAAAGAATCAGATCTCATAACGAGCAGATGCAAACCTGGATAGTGAATAGGGCTAAATTTGATGCTGCTATGAATTTTGCTAAGTATAACGGATACCGCTTTGGTGCCATAGATGAAAATTTCATTTTTAGATAATGGACTTTAAAATAGAAATAAGAAATGCTATAGAGAAAGCTGGATCCCCAGCAAAACTTGCAGAGGAAAGCTTCTTGAACTATACTAAGAATTACTCGGTTCTTAAATCATCAGATCCACTAAAAAGCTTAATTCAAGGAAGAATCTATGCATTTTATTATGATTCTGAATTAAGAGCTGAGAGGGGATTTATAAACAGAAGGCCTATAGTATTTTTAGAATCTAGAGAGGTATCGCCCAATAAAAGTATAATAAAAGGAATAGATCTTATCCTTCTTAGTCCAAGAGACAGAACAAATTTTTTCATCAGATTGCATGCTATTTATGGAAAAATCATGGATCAGAATGAAAAAAAAGATAAATCTGCACAGATGCCTTTAAAATTTGATTCCGCTATGTTAGAAACTTTAATGGGTGGTATCAAGTATAATCATGCATACACTGGCTATAAAATGGAAAAAATTAGAGGTCTAAAAGAAATTGAGAGGGAAGAATGGAAGTATTTGGTCTATCTAAACACCAAATCTATTGAGGGGGCTGATTTGAACGATATATACAACAAATACCAATAATGGCAGGATTTTTAGGAGATAATAGGAGCAATCCATTTTTTAGCAATGTGCTAAACAACCTTAGAAAAATAGGGTCGTTCGGCATGAGCTATGGCGATATGGTTGTTAAAAACTCCCAAGCAGTAGGTACAACCGAGGCTCTATTCCTGAAACAGGGAGGTATAGAAGATGAAAACTTCTTATACTCTTTAAGAAAAGCTGATACCACTGCTAAACAATATATTGCATATTTTGATAGAGATTATATCAATAAAAAAACATATCTTAGAAATTTTGCGATGAATCCTGAAATAGAATTCATCCTAGATACTGTTTGTGATGAAGCTATAGTTTATGATGACAAAAACTTTTTCTCCTACTTCGTGTCAACCGACATAAAAGGGATAGGCGAAGAAATGGAACAGGATATTCAGGACAGATATAAAGAAATTTATAATCTTTTCGGTTTTAATGAAGGTATTTCAGCTTGGCACTTTTTTAGAAATTTTTTGATCGACGGAATTTTAGCATTTGAGATTATCTTCGATTCAAGAGGAAAAAATGTTATAGGATTTAAAGAATTAGATCCCGCTTCTTTACTACCTTCCGTTGAGAAACAACTTGATGGAAATTTCGTTGAATGCTGGATCCAATATCCTGATAATCCTTCTTTATCTAGAAAACTTTATGATTCTCAGATAATTTACATTTCCTACGCTAAGGGTAATACAACAACAAGAATAAGCTATACCGAGAGATTAATCAGATCCTTCAATCTGCTAAGAATTATGGAGCACACTAGGGTGATATGGAACGTAATGAATTCATCATTCAGAATGACCATGACAGTTCCCGTTGGAACTAAATCACCACAAAAAGCTAAACAATCTTTAGCTGAACTAATGAGTATCTATAAAGAGGATATCAGATTGGACCAAGATAGTGGAGAGCTTTTTGTAAACGGAAGACCTAATATCCAGTTCTTCAAGAACTATTTAATGCCGTCAACACCTAATGGAACACCGGATATTACACCATTAACAGGAAGTGGGGATGCAACTCCATTTAGCGATTTAAAAGCATTGGCATATTTTGCAGATAAATTAAAATTAGATTCTAAAATTCCATATTCAAGATTTGATCGTGAGGACAGAGGAACCCAAGGTACTTTCAGTGGTAATGCAGAGGGTTTAGATCAGGAAGAAATAAGATTCTTTAAATTCATTACCAGATTAAGATCTATTTTTCAAGATATACTTTTAAAGCCTTTATGGATACAATTTTGTTTGGATCATCCGGAACATAAAAAAGATTTCATGGTTAAGAGCCAATTTGGTCTTGATTATGTTAAAGATAATTCATTTGCTGAAATAAAGTATATGGAGATATTAAACGCAAGAAAGGATCAGGTAACTAAAATTGCTGGACTATTAGATGCGGACGGAAAACCATACTTCTCTTTGAAATATGTTTTAGACAAATATCTTGGCATGACAGATGATGATAAGATAGCTAATGAAAAAGCAAAAGTTGCTGCAGAGAAGAAAAAGAAAGAGGCAGAGGAAAAAACAGCAGCAGGCGGAGAAGAAAAACCAGCAGGAGAATTTAAACTTTAATAAATGGCAGGATTCATAGA